CCTCACCGCCGTCGCCGTCGTCGGCGGCGTGCCTACCGTTGTGGGCCAGGGACACCAGGCCGAGAGACAGGGCGTCCTCGTACCTGTAGCGGACCCCGTCCACGGCGATCATCCCGTCGTCGTCGGGCAGCATGGGTCAGGCCGCCTTCACCAGGCACAGGCGGTTCGGTCGCCAGATGACCAGGCCCGCACGCAACTCGGCGCGCACGTAGACTCGGTTGCGGGCCGCGTAGTCCTCGTGCTGGTTGAACGCCAGCACGGACAGGCCCTCACGGTCCAGGAGCTGGACCTGGTTGAAGTCGCCCATGAGCGCCTGCCCCTTGGTGATCTTCGTGGACTCGACGACCGGTGCGCCCCACAGGGTGCGGGGGCCGATGCCCCACGGGCCGAGCCCGTAGAACCGCTTGTCGCCGTCCTGCATGAGGTCGATCGCCTCGACGTCCTCGGGGTTGAGGACGACGGCGGTGATGTTGCCGGTCACCTGGGTGATCTTCGTGCGGCCGCCGCGGATCGCCTTGGTCAGGTCCATGACGTCGGCGCCGGCCGTGTAGTCCTTCTGCTGGACGCCGGTGGTCTTCAGGATGCCGGTCGGCTCCTCCGTGCCGGTCCCGTTGAGGACCTTGTCCTCGATGACCGTGTCCAGGTTGTAGGCGATAGCCGTGTTCATGTAGGACGCGAACGCGGGGGCGTCGGACAGGAGCTGGTTGGTGATCTCGTAGCCGTCGGCGAACGTGTAGGCGCGGCACTCGGCGAGCGCGGTCGTCATGTCCGACGTCGGCTTGAGCGGGTCCTCCTTCTTCGTGTTCTCCTTGACGATCGCGGCGTTGTTCGACACGGCCGTGATCTGGACGTAGTCGAAGTTGCCGGCCATCTGGCCGCGGCCGATGACGTCGAGGAGGGTCAGCGGACGCCGGTCCACCATGTCCACGGTGGGGTAGCGGATCGACTGGATGTGGGCGGCCGGGGTAGCCAGGACCGAGCCCGGGGCCTTGCGGGCGATCATGAGCTCGTCGAGGGAGCCGATCTTCACGCGGGGAAGGGACAGGTTCGTCCCCTCGCCGAGGCCGGAGGGGTTGGACTTCATCCACCCCGTGTAGGTGGAGGACTTGGTGTACCTCTCACCGAAGGTGGCGGCGGCCTTCGCGCCGGTGTCGTCGCCGGAGTCGAACGTGTTGTCGTCGGGGACGTTCCCGGCGAGCGCGGCGATGGCCTCGCGGGCCTCCTTGGAGGCGGCGATCTTCGCGTCGATGTCGCGCACCTCGTCGGCGAGCTTCTCCACCGTCTTGCACTGCTCGTAGGTCACCTCCTCGCCGGCGGCGATCATGATGTTCTGCGCGTCGATGGCGGCCTTCATGGCCTTCTCGCGCGCCTCCATGAGCTTGCTCATCGCATGCTCCTCTCTCCCTCACGGATGAGGGCGGTCATCTCCATATTGAGTCGCGCGGCGGCCTCCACCGGGCTCGCCTTACCACCACTATCGGCGGCCTCGGCGGGCTTGCCGGTGTTGTCGTCGGCTTCCCTCTCCTCGAGGGCGGATTTCAGGGCGGAGAGGATCGCCCGCACGGTGGCGACCTCCTCCTCGGTGAGCGCGTCGGCGTCCTCATCGTCACCGTCGCCGTCACGGGTGTTGTTGGGGGCTTTGACGTCGTCGATGGACGTGTCCTGGTTCGCGCCGATCGGAACCACGGACACCTCGTAGAGGGTGATGTCCCGCAACTCCCTCGCCTTCCGGTCACCGGGCAGCTCGACGTCGGCCGACTCCTTGATGTCGAACGCGAACGACATTTGGGCGACCGCCCCCGCCTTCAGGAGGCGGCGCACGTGCTGTGCGGTCGCCGACTCCCCGTCCAGGGAGCAGTTCACCTTCAGGCCGTGGTCGTCCTCCTCGGCCTTCTCCACGGTACCGATGTAGTACTTCGGCTCGTCCATCCTGTGCCCCCACAGGACGGGGATCGGCCGGCCCTTGGCCTCCCACTCCTTCAGGGTGCGGGAGAACGCGCCCTTCGCGACGACGTCGCCGTAGGAGTCCGGCTCGCGCACCCAGGTGGACGCGTACCCGGTGAAGCCCCCCTCGGTCACGGTCGCGGTGCCAGCGGTCTTGATCTGCATGCCGGGCTCCTTACTGGGTGATTCCAATGTTGATCGAGCAGTTGCATCCGGCCGCCTCGTCCGGGCCCATGGCCGGGTCGCCGGGCCAGGACAGGCCGTTGGAGAAGTCCGTCCACGTGGGGACGGTCTCCCCGTTCATCGCCAGGTGCGACGGCCTGGGGTTGAAGCCGGTGACCCAGGTCTTCGCGGTACGCCCCGGGGCGGCCTGTTTGGCGGCCTCGGCGGCGGAGAACCCGGCCATGGCGGCGGTGAACGCGGCCGCGCCGGCCCCGGCACGCTGGTTGCGGGCCCGCTCGAAGACCGCGGGGACCGCCTCCGTCCCGTCCTCACTGGACAGGGCCGCCTCGATCTGCCGCCTGGTCGCGTCATTCACCCACTTCGCCCTGGCCTTCGTGACCGTTGTCAGGTAGTTCAGGGTGCGGGGCATGTCCCAGTCCTCATCGGGGTCGAACCCCAGGGAGCGGCAGGCGTCTCGGCCCATCTGATCGACGCAGGTCGCGGCGAGACGGTACAGGTCCTCGGCGAGTTCCCGGTTCCACCGGTTCTGGTCCCACCAGCCGTCGGCCTTGGCGCCGAGGGCGGACATGACGGCCTTCTCCTGCCGCGAGTAGTGGCGGGTGAGGAGGTCGGTCGCACGCGTGGTCCAGTTGCCTTCGAGGTCCCGGGACTTCACCAGCGGGGCCGGCGCCCCGGCCGACGTCGGGGAAGCCTTGGGCGGGGGAGTGTCGGCCTCATCGTGCTCGCCGCCGCCGTCGGGCTCCTCATTCTGGGCCCCCGAATCAGTCGGCGACGCCTGGCCGCCGACCAGCACGTTCAACGGCGTCACAAGGTCGTCCCCACCATCGACGGCGGGAAGATTCTGCCGCGCACGAGCTTCGTTACGGGTCAGCCACGGCGCCCCCGTGGACGTCTGAAGCACAGAAGCCTGCTCCTCGAACGACCCCCGCAACTTCGACTCCACATGCGCCTCAACATACAAGTCGCTGCCAGGCGCCAGACGATCCACCAGCGGTGCGAGCATCTGCTCCCACGCCGCGATGTACGGTCCGAGATTGTCCCGGTACAGGGCCTGCCGGAACGCGTTCATGTTCGAGTAGTTGCCCTGCCTGTCCCCCAACAACTCGGGGGCGATGTGGTAGGCGCCAGCCACCGCGATGTTCGTCAGCGTCCGCGCCGTCAGATCATCGATATCCGTCGGATGGTAGTCGCGGTCATGCCACTCCATGCCCTCATCGAGCAGCATGTCCCCACCATCACGGCCCCCGCTGGCGTGGAACACGCGCAGAGACTCCAGGAAGTTCGCCCTGGCCTCACGCGACGGCCACGCCGACTCGCGGCTGATCCACCCACTATGCCGGGCAGCATTCTCCATAACCGCACGCCGGTAGGCGACCGCCTCAGCCGCCTCACGCAACAGCGCCGACAACGTATCCACCGGCGACAATCCGCGCCCATTCGCCTGCGAGTACCCGACGTCGAAGAGAAACCCCTCCGGGTCCCGGTCCTCGACCTCACCCTTGCTCGTCGTCACCCGGATCGCCTCAACACGGTCCAGCCCATCGGACACGAACCGGAACCGGCGCGGAGGAATCCTCACCAACTCAACACGGTCGCCGTCATCAACGATCATCAGAGCACGCCGGTCGTAGAGCAGCCCGTCGAGGATGACCCGCTCCCAGAACCGGAACGGGGACATGCCCCGCTGCGGCTGAGCGATCACCTCAGCCAACGGCCCGTCAGTCACACGCCTGCGGTCCGTATCCGAAGACCTCTCATAGACATGCAGCGGGATCGCAGCCAGATTCGCGGCGATGAACGAAGTCACCTTACGGACCGCGGGCTGCGTCTTCCACGCCGCCTGCACACTCGTCACATCCGACGCGTCATAATCCACCAACGGGACACCCGGGTCCGCAACATCAAGCACCACGGGCCCACGATGATGGGCCGCGAGCGCCCCCAGAGACTGGAACCTGGTCATGGCGCCACCTGGACCCAGTCCACCGGAAGCCGCACGTAGAGAGTCCCATCCACGGGCCCGTCAGCATGCTCGCAGGCCTCAAGGCGCGCCCAGCGACGCGACACGTCAATCAGGCGGCCGCGCACAGTGTCACCATCGACCGGCACGAGCACCGTCGAACCGATCAGACCGACCATCGTCCTGTCACGCCAGAACACGGGACACCCCCTCTCTCGCCGACCATTGTCGCAACAAACTCAACCCAACGGTACAGGCCCGTCCTCATAGAGCGACGGCTCCTGCTCCTCGCCATTCACGAGCTGATCCCACAGGGCCTCAGTCGCAGCGATAAGCGGGGCAGCATCCTGCGGACTGTTCTTCCTGTCCCAGTACCAGCCATCACCGTAGAACCGCTGCGCCGCAGTATGCGCCGCCAACGTCAAAGCCTCCTGGCCCCGATGAGCCAACGGCTCCAAGCCAGTCCCAGACGCCTCGTCAGGGACCGCAGCGGTCACACGGTCGTAGAACAGCCCACAGCCGATCCCCAGGGCACCGCCCTCCCACGGGACCACAGTCAGCCCCTCGACGTCGGAGAGCACATCCACGAGAATCGCCGCAGGACACGCACGCGACTGCACCACCACACGGGCGGGCCAATCCTCATCCACGAAACCCCGGAACCACTCCGGTAGCCAATCAGCCCACCCCTGTCCGGGCCTCGCCGCGACGATCTCCACCTGCGGCCTACCAGAACGCTGGCGGCCGCAGGCGGCCACGTACGCCGCGCCACGATCCCACGACACATCCACCGCATACGAAATCGGGGCATCATCCGGAATAACCCCACGCGGATCAGCACAAGCCTCCCACGCACCCTCAGGAAACGGGCCCGTCACCATCGTGTCCACCCACTGGCACATGCACTCCGTGCGGAACACCGGCTCCGGGTCAGTCGCCTCCGCGGACGACAACGACTCCTCCGACAACGTGTACCCCAACGACGGGTTAGCCTCACGCCACCCATCACGATCCGTCGTAGCACGCCCGGGCGCCGCCGAATACTCGAACAACCCCAGAGACCCATCGCCCGAACCAGTCAGGTCAGTATCATCCGCGTTGATCCCATCCGGATCACCGAGCGACAGATGAGCCTTCTTCCGAAGACTCATCAGCACCACGGACGCATCATCACCGGCATTCGACAAGCACAGCACCTGCGCCTTCGCGCGGGCGATCGTCGTCTTCGTGACCGCCCCCCACGCCTCCCAGTTCGTGTGCTCGCGCAACTCATCCAGAACAACCAAATCAACGGACAGGCCGCGCCCGGCCTTGCGGTTAGTCGCCTTGACCTTGTACCGCTCCCCCGACTCCAGCTCCAGGCTCTTCTTCCCGTTGACCCGCACGACAGTCTTGATCAACGCAGCCAAGTCCGGAATGGACTCCGCGATATCGACGCAGCCACCCCAGATCTCCTCGGCGATGTCAAGGTCCTGCGCCGTCCCCAGCGTCATCTTCACGCCCAGGACGTACATCGCCCACAGGCACAGCACTTGCGCCAGAGTGGACTTGCCGTTCTGCCTCGCGACAAGCAGGACGACCGTCCTGAACCGGAACCGGGAACCCGACTCGTCCAACTCCAGGGCGCGGATCAGGGTCTCCTGCTGCCACGGAAGCACCTGGATGCCAAGCACATCATGGGAGAACTCGATGGCCGAATAGCCGAGAGACGTCTCCGGCGTCAACGGCCTCAACGGCGGGGTGAAGACCCGAGGAGACCGGGACCCGTACCTCGGCGCACTGGGGTCCCGCAGCGGGCACTCCTCCTCCGCCCGCCGCATCCACTCCTCGAAGAAACCCTCCGGCTCAGACCGCGCGGAGACCTGACGCGCCCTTGCGGAGCGTCTCGAGCTTCCCGCCACCGGCCTTCTTCTCCTTCTTCTCCCACGCCGCCCGCATCTCGGGCGTCAGCCCCAGGGCCGCGGACGTCTTCAGGAACAGGGACTCCGACACGTTATCGAACCGGTCATCGATCACCGGGAAGTCCGGGTGATCGAGCCGCTCCGCGAGCCGCAGGAGGAGCGCCACCGTGGACTCATCTGCCTCGGTCAGCCAGTGGGCGCCCTCGACGGCGCTGAGTGCCGCATCGAGCATGGAGTTGTTCAGTATCTGGTTGGGGTCCGTCACGATCTGTTCCTTTCTATCTGCGCGACCCGGGCTTACCCCCGGGGAGGGGTATCCCACTCCCCGCCCGCCACTTGGCACAAAAAGCGAGCAAT